GGTTGTACCCAAATAAGTTTGTAAGTTTCTGGATCTCTAATAAAAAATTGATCACCATATTTTATACACGATCTAAACATAGTAAACATTCTACGTTCAAAATCATTTATTCTAATCCATTGTTTTAATGTAGTTTCAATAGCATTTACTTCTGAATCTGTTGGCTCTGTTTTATACTCAATTTTAAAAGGAAGTTTTGATTCTGCATCTGTCTGTGTACTAAATTCTGCAATAGTATCTAATGCCGCATTAATTTCACTGTCTTGATCCATTTGATCATACTGTGTATATCGCTCAATACGATTTGGCTGACCACTGTATACTTCAGGTAGCCAACTCTGCCAACGATTAGTTTTTGTGTTTCCTGCAGATGTACTACCACCTACGTTATATCTTGTAAAATGCTTTTTCCAGCTCATAATTTATTTCCTTTGCAGTATTTATGCTATTAGACTTAGAACCTTCTAGAATTCCTAATATTGTTCATTTCTATCTTTTCTTTAGCATCTATTTCTGCTTTAATTAGTTCAATATGCTCTTTGTATCGTTTTATTTGAAGTTCTTTATTAGCAACAACACTATTTTCTAATAGTTTAACATGATCTGCATACTTTGTCAAATCATTTTTTAGATCGCTTTTCGACCTATTGGCAACAGGTATCATGTCTATTGGTTTAACTACTGCATGACTTTGCCCTTCCAGATGATGACCATAATAACTCTCTGGTAACATTCCATTACCAGGAGCACTACTAACTGCATCACTGTCGCTACTGTTAGGAGTACTATCCTTGTCAGAATTTTTGTCGGCATTTTCTAAATCTTCAGCAGTTTGTCCAAAGAACTTTGAAGAGGCATTCTTTATCATTGTTGAATTTTCTTCAAACCATTGTGATACTGATTCGACGCCAGCACTTAATTTATTAATTGGTAATGTAATTGCTTCTTGAGCAGTTAAAAACATTTTAGCCGCATCGTTCATTGCTTCTACTGTAGTACCTGCCGCTTCTAATTTTTTCTTTGTTTCTTCATTAAGTTTTTTAATTTCTTCTTGGTTTTTACCAATTACTGCTTTAAAGTCTTTATTAAATAAAAGTACAGTTGACTGAATACCTTGAATTTCTTTACCATATCCTTCTGCTGATGCTGAAAATTGTTTTGTGGTATCAATTTTGCTTATTTCATTCATTAAGAAATTGTTTACACCTTCACCTGTTAGTGTTCCTTCTCTAACTTTCATTGCTATTGCATCTGTTAATCCTGGAGCCACTGTTTGTAATGTTGCTAGAGTCCCTTGATCTAAGAATCCTTCTAATGTAAAGTTTCCAATGTCTCTTGAATATGACATTGTTGCTATATTAATTGCTTCTCCTAGATTTTCAAATGCTTGTTTTCCTGGACCTTCAGCTCCTTCTATAATTAATGCAAGTTGTTTTTGAATATTTTCTACTGATATAGCTTGGTCTTCTAAACCCTGTCCTCTTAATATACTAGTACCGGCCGCTAATCTTACATCACTTAATGCTGATACTTGTGCCGCTAGTGCTTGGTTTCTATTTAATTTTGTTAGACTAGCTAGAGCAGTTGATTCAACTACAAGGTTAGCAAACGAGTTTCCAAGTTCTCTACCTTGTTCTTCCATGGACCTTGAATCTATTTGTCCTGTTATACGTGCCATTTCTAAGTAGGCCGCATATTGATTCATTAACTCAGTATTCTGCATACCCAAGTCACCCATGTCATCTGTAACTTCACTTAACTGTTTAAACATTCCTATAAACTTTTTACTACCTTTTGAAACGTTTCCGCCTAATGCTGTCATTGTTGATCCATAATTAGATATTGTATCTGCAAACGCATTATAGGTTACACCTGATCTAAAACTTTGTTCATACAGTTTATCAAACTCACCTGCACTATCATAAAATATAGAACCACTGTCTATCATTTTTTGTTGTACTTCTGCAAACTGTTCAAACTTGGCCGCATTCCAACCTGCCCAGGCTAGTGCAACATCAGCCGCAACATCCATTGCTCCGCCCCATCTTTTCATAAATCCTTCTAGTTTCAAAGCCTTGGTTAGTTTGGCTAATCCACCTTTTCCATTAGGACCATCCATATTTTTTGATAACGTTTTTAATGCACCAACCATACTACTCATTGGTTTTTCTGCATCTCCAAAGAATGTTGCTGTATTGTTTACTGCTTTTACTGCACCTACTAATCCTCGTTTACTTTCTTTTGATTGATTTAAATCTGTTTCTGCGTTTGTTTTTACTGCATTAATAGTATTGTTTATAGCTTCAATTACTTCATCGTCCATGTCTGACATCTCTTTAACACCGTTTAACATTTCGCTAGTCAATACGTTTGTACGTTGCATTTGTTGAGCCATTCCAACCAATGTGGTTTCTGTAGCCCATGCAGGTACTTGTATCGTACTTCCATCTGGTAATAGTATGTTAGTTGTCTTTGCCATTAACGTTTTGCCTCTGCTTCTCTAAACACAAATGTTTTCTTTTTATCTTCTAATTCTTTTAGATACCTTGCATATATTTCTATTGATTTATCTAACGTTTCTATCTTTTGCATTATATTATTTACTTGAAGTGTCTTATCTGCTCCATCTTCAAGTTCATTTTCTGCCTCTTCTAACATTTCGTTCATCATAGTTTTTTCTTTTTCAAAACTATCAATATTTTGTTTTGCAATAGTTAATGAAGAATCTATATTTTTTTCGTTTACTTTTGCAAGGGTTTCGTTTAAAACTCTATCTGTTTGTTCATTATAAATTTCATTAAACCTATCACTACCGCCAAAGAACCCACTTACTGCGTTACCAAATCTTAACATATTCTTTGTTAAGAATTCTGCTGAGTTACCAATTGTAGCAAAACCCGGTGTTAACATTTCTTGTATATTTTGAAATGTAACAGAAAAGTTATCTATTGCATCAATTGTAGAATCTGCTTGTTCTGTTTGTTCTTTATAAAAAGTAGGAGATGTTAATTTATCTAAATCTGCCATTGTAAAACTATCTGGAACTATAGTCGCTCCGGCAATTACTGTATTAGCCCAAGTAAGAATTTCACTGTTTGCTGATAATTTTGGTAATTGTTTTTTTATTAATTTAACAAATTCACGTTGTCTTGCTACTGCCTCTGCTTCTGATGTAATCTTTCCTGTGGATGTATCTTCTACCATTTTTACAAACATCTGTGCAACCCCTGGTCCTACTGCCTGTAGTTTATCTAAGAAATCTTGTGGAATATTGTTAATTGCTGATTGGTCGTATTGTATATCACCTACTGTACCTTCTACTGCTTTACCAAATGCTTCTTTAAACTCTTCACCCATTGTTGCATTCATTAATGGAGCAAAATAACCTTTTGCCGCCGTAATATTTTTTATAGCATTAGCACCTAGTGTTTCGTTTAAATATTGAGCATTCTGTAGTATAGCTGTTTGAAAGTCTACTGTAGTACGTGCTTCTTCTCTTTGTCTTAGTGTTTCCATTCGTGATTGTCCTAAACTGTCTGCTAAAAACAATCCTAATTTGTTTGCTTTTTCAAATGAATTAATTAGTATATCTTGACTTTTAGATTTCATGTTATCAAGTTCTCCTAATTGATAAAGTGTTTCTGCTTCTTGTGCTAGAAATTGTGTCTGTTGTTGTATTGTCATACCAAAGTCAGAGAATTTTTCGTTAGTAGATACATCTTCTAAGAACTCTGCTAATATTACCTGCCCTTTGAATACGTCACCTTCTGATGCTGTAATAAACGGCAAGGCTGATTCTGTTACGTCTGCATATTTTTTAAATCCCATTCCTAAATTTCTAATAGAAGATCTTAATGTTGTATACATATCTATATCTGATACTACTGAACCATAATTAATTAATTGCCTTGCATACTTGTCTTGTTCAGTTAAGAGTTTTGCATAAACTACACCAATACCAGTTGTTGCTACTATTGCTTTACCACCTGCGGTAGTTGCACCTCTTAACACTTTACCAAATTTTCCTACTGCTGGTCCCATAAAGTTACCAATTGTTGCACCAGTGTTATATGCTATCTTGGCTACTTCATGTGATAATTCTGCAATAGCATTTGCTGGTTGAGCATTTGCCATAAGTCCTTTAATAGTGCCGCCTGTATCTTTAATTATTCCATCAATTTTATCTTGGTTTTCTTTTGCTTTTTCTTCTGCTGTTTTTGATTTATCTTTTGCTTTAGATACTTGTATTGCTTTTGAGCCATCACCTATTATTGCCGCTACTTTAGCGATTGTCATATTGCCTTCGGTTAATTCCGAATTTAACATATCTAAGGCTTCTTCAGTTGCCCAAGGATAGTTTTTTACTAGGTTATCAAAATATTCTTGCATAGCTCGTTTTCTGGTGTTTTAATTCGTATAAATACACTTGTAATATACAGTATTTATGGTATTCATTAAAGTATACTATAATGTATAAATTGGAGAAACTAATGACAAACCCATTAATTCAAGCATATAGAAAACCAAATATGTACGTAAGTTTGCCAAGTGGTGGTAGATTCTATAAAGATAAACCAACATTATCAGCAGATAACGAACTAGCAGTATATGCAATGACAGCAAGGGATGAACTTATAACCAAGACACCGGATGCTCTGTTTAACGGAGAAGCCACAGTAAGTCTAATTAAAAGTTGTTGTCCGGATATTAAAGATCCAAATAATATGCCGGTCAGTGATTTATTAGTAATACTGGTTGGAATTAGACAAGCAAGTTTCGGTAAGGACATTGATATAGATGTTAAATGTCCAAAATGCGAACACCAAAACCAACTAACACTCAATGCAAGTGCAATGTTATCTAATACAAAATCAACAACATCAGATCAAGAAGTTGTTATACAAGATGATATTAAGGTTACTTGTAACCCATATACGTTACAAGATAGAACTACTTTGCAAGTACAACAAATTAAACAGCAAAAAATGATTGCTAGTTTAGCTGACGCAAAATTAGATGATGCCGGCAGACAAGAGTTATTTGGTAAAACATTTGTAGAAATTGCAGAACTTACAGTAGCATTGATTACTAATAGTATTAGTAGTGTTAATGCAAACGGCGATACAATAGTTGACAAAGAAATGATCAAAGAGTGGTTACAAACTATAACCAAAAGTGATTATGACAAAGTAAAAGCTAAAGTTGAAGAACTCAGCGAATCAGGTCTTGAAACTGCGTTTAACGCAAAGTGTCAAGAATGTCAACATGAATGGAAAACTGGTGTAGACTTGGATGTAGCAAATTTTTTCGTGGGTTGATAGCTTCTCGTCAGCCCGAAGAAATCATTAAAATAGTTGAACGTTATAATAAAGATCACGAAAAGACTGAGTCAAATTATATTGACATAGTGATTCGATCTGAAGGTTCTTTCAGTTATCAAGACATAATGACTATGCCCGTAAACAGTATAGCATTGTTAGTTGAAAGAATGAATAGTAGGATTGAAGAGTTGAACAAGCAATCTAAACAGGCTTCTGGTCGCCGGTAATTAGTTTATAATACTCTGCAGGCCAATTCTCATAATAGTTAGTAGTTTTTAGATACTTACGTTTCTTAAGTATATCACCTCGTAATTGAACAAATACACAATCCGTAAAGTTTTTTGCAAAATGTCCACTATCACGTGTACTTGTAAAAAGTAATAGTTCAGGATTGGCTTTCATATGATCTTCGCAAAATTTTTCTACAGGACCAATATCATCTATATCACCTAACCAGGCAATACCAATCTCAAATTTTTCTTGGTCAAATGTTTTTATTTCATCTAGAGAGTTACGTGCATCCAAGAACTGGATTTTCTTTTGCAATCTAGCCTTACGTGCAAATGGACATATAGGTTGGGCGTCTAAGTCAGAACGAGGCTTTTCTATCGTATCTTCAGTCCATTGTAAGAATTTAGTAATAAAGTCGTCGAAGTTCATTATGTCTTTCATTGCTTGTCAGGTAATTGATGTCTACGACATCACCATCTTCGTTTGACTACGTCAAACTCGATGTATTAGCTATCGCTGTCTAGAAAAGCAAAAATTTGTAATAGTATTTATGTTAGTAGAATACTTGCTACTTCACCAGATGTTTTATTCACACTTCGCCTTCCGCAGGCCAAGTGTAAATAATGGTCTTCACCGAGAAGCACACACACAATAATATAGTAAACCTAGATTAGCACCTAGGAAGGGCGGTTACGCTGTACCCTTATTACATACTGCTTTACTAACGCAGAAACATCCGTTGCTATATTATCAACTTCGGACTATCCTCAAGTTCCAAGTGTCAGGAGAGCTTGATCTTTTTGATTTGTCAAATCAGTGCATTGACGTTTTTTGGCAACACCAGTATCCGATCATGTGAAACATGACCTCAAGGTGAGTCGACGTACGCCGACCAAACGGAGCCTTGGTGCCTATATTAGTATTGAGTTGTGTGCCGGTAATTGTCTGACTTTAAGTCTGTTTTGCTTTTTTATTGGGATTGTTATTTGTAATTATATGATGTTTTAATTATTTGCTGTTTATGCACTTAAAACCCCAATTTTCAATAATATAACAAAGATTGATAACGTTGTCAACCTTTTTTCAGATGTTCTGTAAGAATTTTTGAACTTCCTACTCTAACATTAATGATTCCATTATAGTAATCGTCTGTTTCTAGTACCTTGCGATCAAACTGTTCTTTTGCTTCCATATAGCTTAATACGCCTCTACTAGGGCAATAATGCAATATTTCCTTGGTAAACTTATCTTCACCTAGCTTTAAAACATCAGCATTTAAATGATCTGAAGAACCCCAATAGTCTCTCCAATCACTTTCTTTTGTTCCACGTCTTTTGTTTTTTCTACCTTTAAGTGGTGGTTTAGTTGTTTTAAACTTTGCTAACTTCTTACCTATATACTTTTTATTATTTGTAGTATTTGTAATTAGATATACAAATCCCTCAACGCCTGTTGGAATTTCTGTAACCACTTCACCTTTGTAAGTCCAGTCTATCATTATGCGTCAATTACTTCTATTTCAGTATTGAATGTTGTAAACCCATTTTCTTTTACAACCTGTAGTACACTTCCTACTCTACCTACTAACTCATCTCTGTGAGAAATTAATATTACGTTCTTGCCTCTGTCTCTTTCCATCTTTTTAAGAATGCCTAATGCACTCTCTACTCCAATAGTATCCATACCACTATCAACAAGTTCGTCAATACACAATAAGTTAATAGGATGATTCATACTTTCAAATACATCTCTAAAACTCCAGCTTAATCCAAGTATAAGTCTATTACGTTCACCTCTACTTAGATTATCAAAGTCTAAGTCTTGACCTAGTTGCGTAATTGTAACTGTTAAGTCACTTTGAAATTGTACTTCATGTGGTAGTCCAAGTCTTGTAATATAATATTCAAGCCTTGTATTTAAGAACTGCAAGTTTTGTTCAATAATCTTTTTACGTATAAAACTATCTTTGTTTGTAAGTAGTTTCATTAAAAAATCTTGATGTTCTTTTAATTCTGTTAATCTATTTACTTCTGCCCAATCTACTTCTTGTAATCCTGTAGCCTGTAAAGAATCAATTTGTTCTGCATATGGATTAGCTTCGTTTTCAGCATTTGTTAAATCATACTTTAGTTGATTTATTTTGTTTTGATGTTCATAGGCTTCATTTAATGTGTTGTACTCTGTTCTAGGAGCATCACCCAATTCACCAATTTCTTCTAATCCTATTCTATAATCTTTTAATAAATTTTCATCTTCGTCTATGATCTCTTGACATTCGTTTACTGCTTCAGTTTTACTTGTAACAATTTTATCATGTTGTTCATCATGTATTTCTTGACCACAAGCATAACACTTATGATCTTTTGCATGATCTAAATCTTGTTGTGCTTTGTCTCTACGTTTTGTTTCACGTTCAATGTGTGTTGTAAGTTTTGCAATTTCAGAATTTAATGTATCTATTTGATTTCTTTTTTCTGTAAACTTTGCAAATTCATCGTGTGCTTGTAATTCATTATCAATATTAATATGTTCCAACACTTGTATTTCTTGTTTAGACTCTGTTAAACGTTGATCACGTTTTAGTGTCCATTGTGTTTGTCTACGTTCTAAATCTTTGATACTGCTATTAATTCTTTCGTTAGCATCTTCAATACCTTTTATTTTATAAGTTTCTTCTGTAATCTTATCTTTGGTATTTTTTGAAAGTTCTTTTAGTATATCAGCTTTTTCACTTAATTTTGTAATACCAAGTAGTTGTTCAATCATCTCACGTTGATCGTTAGCTCTCATACTTAAAAAAGGATCTGTGTATGTGTTAAGTGCAACAATATGTTTAAACATAGTATGAGTCATACCTAATGTTTGTTCAATTACTGCTTGACTTTGTCTACCTTCGCCTTGCATTTCATCAGTGATGCCTTCAGTAGTATCGTGATTATTAATTAAATATCTAAATGTGTTCGGCTTACGACCTCTTTCAATTCTATATGCTAGTCCATCTTTTTCAAAGTCACAAGTAACCATCATTGCTTTGTTATTAGTTTTATTAACTAGATTATCTTTTTTAATATTATAAAGTGCGTTTCCGTATAACGCATAACTTAATGCGTTAATAATAGTTGTTTTACCTGTACCATTACGTGAACCATCTCCACCTAAATCAATGTTGTTACCCAACACAAGTGTAAGGCCGTGTTTATCAAAATGAACAGCCTGTGTGACATTGCCCACACTCATAAAATTCTTTACGGTGATGTTTTTAATTTTTAACATATTATCGTTCAAGTCCTCTGTATATGTCTACTAATAATTCTTTTTTGATTGTATCGCTTTGTACTGAATCTAATTGGTTTAAAACAATTTGGTCAACATTCTCTACTTGTATATCTACACCCTTGTTCCAATCATTAGTGTGTTCTTCTTTTTTACTTGGCATAAGAGCTATCTCTCTTAAATTATATTGTTTAGCAAATGTTTCTTTAATAAAGTTTGCTTCTTCATATGTAATACCAACGTCTAATGTTACTCTACAGTATGTTTTATCTGATAGATACTTGTCTGGATCATCAATAAGTTTACTCAATGATAGTGTTCTATACTTTGGTGCATCTGGCCATTGTAAGTATTCAATGTCACCATTCCAGTCCAATACCATTGCTCCTCTATCGTCATCCCAAGCATCTGCATAATTGTGTGGGAAACAGTTACCAGGATAGATTACATTCTTTTGTTGCTGTCTTTTATGAAAGTGTCCACTGAATACTAATTCAGGACCAGCTAAATCGTCTACAGATAATCCACCTGTGTCTGGCATTTCAACTAATGCATTCATAAGGAACCTTGGTAGTTCAAAATGACCAAACATATATTTACATTTAATTTTTCTAAGATTCTTCCATTCGTCTTCGCATAACCACGGAATAAATGCTACATCACCTTCAACTAAAGGTTTGTCATTAATCATAGTTATATTTTTATAATCTTCAATCATAGACAAACTATGAATTTCACGTTTCTCTCTGTAATACAAATCGTGATTACCAGTAATCATTATTACTTGTTCAAAATTTTCATTGAGTCTACGTAGGTTACTTGTTGTGTAATTTAACGTACTAACGTTAATACTTGCTCTGTTATGATGCCAGTCACCTAAGAAGAAACATTTTGTTATGCCTCGTTTCTTAGCTTCATCTATCATCCATACAATAAAATCTTCACAGTCTTGGTTGTGATGTCTACTGTTATTTTTCATACCGAAATGGATATCGGTAAATATCATTGCTTTATCAAAAAACATTCATTCTCCTAGGCAAAGGTTTTCTTAACTAATGAATCAAACCAGTCACGTCTTATTATATACTCATGTTTATATTTGTCAAGTGATTCAGTGAGTTTACTGCATCTCTCAATTTCTAAAAATTTTAATATCTTATCAGCATCATTAAACCAATGTGGGTCACGTATGTATAATGCACCTGGGTTATTCCATAATGTGCTATGTGTTCTAATTCCATATTTGTTATCAAGTAATTTTTCAAATAATAATCTTTTTAAGTTGTCTGCAGGTTCAAGTGTTGGTTTTATATCTTTACCTTCAATTAAACTATTAACATCCCAATGCATATAATTTAATTGCCACATATACAATAGATTACCTTTATCAAATTCATCATGCATCTTTTGATGGTATGTGTCATACCATACTTTTTTCCAATTATCTGTTACCTTGTCATTTACTAATTTGTGATCAGTCCACCATAGTTCACTATGCTCATCAATGGCGTCTTTGTCTAAATTTCCAAAGGCATGAGTAGTTACATAATGAAGAGCATCTTCGTAAGTATCTTGATCACATATAATAAGTTTATCACATTCTATTTTTTGATCTTGATGTTTTAAGTTACCAAAGAAATTACTCCACAATAACATATCATAATCTTTTTCAAACTTACGCATTGGTGCAATAATGTCACCACGTATATTTTCCATAAGTCTATGACAGTCAGTATACTCTTCGTGTCTAATTCTGTCTAAAATCATACCACTACGATGACCAGCTTGACCAGTCCATTTATAAGTGTCTGGTAAAAACTCATATACTTGTGGACCAATGTTCTTAGTTGTAGAATTACATAACCACCAAGCTATGCTATCTTGGGTACCGTTATAACTACCGTATACTACTGTAATCATTTAGTCTCCTATTTTGATAATGGACTTGGTATAATTGGTTTGTTTTTTTCTTTTTCTCTTCGTTCTTGATCAGCTTCCCATTGTGCATTAAAAGTTCTAGTATGACTAGGGTTTAAGCCTTCTTCTTCTAATAAATCATCTCTAATATTTTGACTTCTTTTTTCTAAATTAAGAACTCTAGTAAAGCTATTATTAATTGCGGCTGTATAATATGCAAATGGATTATTACTTTTAAGTTCATTAAATTGTAATCCAATTTGTGCAAGTTGTAATAGTGCTTGTCCTCGCATCTCATCTACATATGTATAACCACGCCAGTTACCACGCATACTATATCGTTCACATAACTTGATATACATACGAGCTAAATTGTCACTAGTCTTTCCATGTCCTACATTAAAGTGTCCATTATCTACTCCACCTTCCCAATGTGATCTTCCTACTTCTTGCCATTTTTTATCATCATCTTTAGCATAATGCTTAAATGGTGGGAAGTTACATTTTGCGTGAAGGTCTGCTTCTGTTTTTGGTTTGTTTTTTCTATTTTCTAAAGGTACGTGTTCAAATGTCATTACTCTTACTACAACATCAGAATCTTTTATACTCTTAACATCAACTGCAAAGTCGGCTACTCTTGGTTTAGTTTTTTTACCAGTTAACCCTTGCTCCCATCTAATTACTTCAGCTTCGTGTGCTTGTTTTTGTAATCGTGTTGCTCTGTTTTGTTTTGCTTCTGCTAATACTGTTCGTTTTTTAAGATCTTTGATGTCTTCAACAATAATGTCAAAATGAGAGAACTCATCCGTTTTAGTCCAACAATAAGACATCTTACTTTTGTGGATCTCTCTTAACAAGTCCTTATTAGTCAAATAAAACTGTCTCTTAGGTCTGTTCATTTAAATCTTTCCGGATATTAGAATTTCTTAATTCTATCTTTTGATATGCTTATTATAGTTGAATCCCTACCCAAAGTCAACCGGTTTTTTAATTTGATAAATAGTAGTAACGGAGAGTCGTAATATGCTAATTAACGAAATATTAAAAGAAAGTGTTGACAATATAGCTGTTTTCTATGGTGGAAGGTTCCAACCTATGCACCAAGGACATCGTGATGTCTACAAACATCTAGTAAGTAAGTTTGGTGCCGATAACGTATTTATCGCTACTACTTTCAGTCAAAAAGCTCAAAAAGCCCATGCAGGCGGTAATTATGGAGAAGATCCTTTTACATTTGATGAAAAGTCTTCTATAATGAGTAAGATGTTTGGCATACCAGCAGACAAGATTGTTAAGACAAATCCATATAGACCAGACTTGTCAGCAGTAGGCAAAGACCCTAGCAATACTGCTACTATTCTTGTATATGGACAAAAAGACGCGGCAAGGTTAGAAACTGGAAAAGGTTTCTTACACGACTTACCAAAAGATATGAACGAATTAGTTCCTACTGCAAATGAACGAGGATATGTATATGTCGCTCCAATTATGCAAGGTGGAATGAGTGCAAGTGACTTTAGAAAAGTTATGGCAAGTGAAGTTGATAAACAAGAAAAAGTAAAAGCGTTCAATCAGTTCTTTGGAAAATTTGATGAGAACATATTTGCTTTTATTGAGGATAGACTAAAATAATGACTGTTAAAAATAAAGTAAAATTAGTAATGAAACAAAAGGGTAAACCTTTTAGTATGAATTTTGGCATATTAAAACCATTAAACGAAATAGGTGGGGTTTTATTTCCTTACACTCCTACTATTCAGTTTTCACATAATGCTAACTACGGAGCCTACGAAGTACAAGGATCTCAATACCAACAAAATTATTATATGAATACTGCTAACCCTACTATCAACGTTACTGCATTGTTTTCTTCAAACACTATAGAAGAAGCAAAATATACTGCGGCGGCAATACATTTTTTTAAATCTTGCACCAAAGGTGATTTTGGTGAACAACGATCAGAGACGGCTGGAACACCACCACCTATTTTAAAATTTAGTGCATATGGAATTGTTCATGCAAGTTATGTGCCAGTAATAATGAGAAACTTTAACTACACACTAGTTGAAGACAGTGACTATGTTGATGTAGATATTGGAAATGATCAAAGTACTACAGTTCCAACATTATTATTAGCTTCAATAGATTTAGTTCCGCAACTTCCTCCAGCTAATATTAAAAAAGAATTTAATATTCAAACTTACTCAGGTGGACATCTTTTGAAAGGTGGAAATAAAGGAGGATTCATTTAATGGCTACTTACTCATCAGATAGTTTATATAGAAATACAGAAGTAGTAGGTGAAAAATATTTAGATCATTTAAATATTGATTCTATTGATATTGATAGCACTTCTACAAAAAGTATTAAACTAGAACTAAAACATCAAAATAAACCAGACTTGTTAGCACATGAATTATATGGCAATGCAAAGTTATGGTGGGTGTTTTCGTTGTTTAATCAAGATAAACTAAAAGACCCTATTATAGATTTTAAAGAAGGTATCACAATAAAAGTTCCAGTAAGGTTCTCGTAATGGACTTAAATTATAAAAATTTTAATCCGCTTAACATCAGAAAAAGCGATGCTGATTGGTTAGGCAAGGTTGGCAATAACAAAGGCTTTGAAGTCTTTTCAAAACCCGAATATGGTTATAGAGCCGCGGCTAAAAATTTATACACATCAAATACAAAATATAATAATAAAAGTGTTAGAGATCTTATAACACGATGGGCACCTCCAGGTGACGGGAACAATACACCAGCATATGTAGACAAAGTTGCTAAAGACCTTGGAGTTGATCCAGATGCTGATTTAGGTAATCTAGAATCAAATCCAGCTCTTACAAAAAAGTTACTAAAGTCAATGACAGAAGTGGAAGGTAGAAATAATAAGTTCACTGATCAAATGATTGACAGCGGTGTAGCAATGGCAAACGGAAAAGATCCAAAAGACGTTGATTTTGCCAAGTTAGAAACCGATGGCGAAACACTTGTATACAAAGATAAAATTATTAAAGATGCAGAAGTAGCCAAAGCTGAAGATGCGGCACTGAAAAAGAAAGCATTAAAAGCTGGTGCTAGAGCAAAGCAAAAAAACTTATTTAACTTATCAACAGAAAACTGGTTAAGTACAGTTGATAGTCCTACATACAGATGGACTTTTTATATTACTAATAGTAAAATATTTAATGATCCAAGTTTATTAGAAGGATCAGATACAGCGGCTATTAACAATAACAATGCAAAGATAATAGCACAGACAGGTGTTACTACTGAGTTTGCAATGGATAACTTTGCTATGATACAAAGAGTGGTACCAGGAATGGAACATGGTAATACTACTCCAGGTGTTATACAATTTGATCTTATGGAGCCATTGGGATTTACTTTTTTAGATAGAATTTTAAAAGTTGGAAAGTCTCTAGGAAATCCATATAGCTTACCATCACAACATTATGTATTAAAATTAGAATTCTTAGGCAGAGATTTTGAAACAGGTGGTAGTGTAAAATATCCTAATGCATTTTTCTATCCTATAAAAATAAATCAAGTAAGAAGTCAAACAGGACCAGAAGGAACTAGATACAATATTATTGCATTTAGTATGATTAAACAAGCACAGGTAGAATCAATTACAACCGTTGATTTGCTTATACCTAAAGTAAATACAGTTCAAGCATTTGCTGAAGGTTTAGTGACAGCATTTAATAAAGCTGAACTTAATAAGTTACATCCTAATGAAGTTAAGAACGGAGTTAAACCGCCAAAAGAAATTGAAATTCTTTTTGATAAAACTAGTGACATATCTGGTATATTAGCTCAAGACACTAAATCAGGAGAACAAATTGGAGACTTTAGTTTAAAATTAAAAGCGTGGGGTTCAACAGCTAACGCAGACAAAGGCGCTGGTATGGCCAATGCTATGGACGATGCAGATGTGAGAGAAGCATCAATTAATGCATCAACTGCATTAGGTCCAGAAATTAAAAGACAAATTGAACGTAACTGTCCAGCCTGGGCCGCATACGTTAAAAAAGTTAATGAAGAAACAGGAATAACTCTTAGTATAATTGTTGACCTAGATATAAAATTTGGAATAAGAGATGAAAAAACAGGCCAACTTGAACATAAAAAAATTACATTTAAAATTGGTATATACACAGATAGCACTGGTGCAAGTATGAATAAAAAGAAAGATATAGAAAGATTACAGAACCAAGCATTTCAAAAACAAAGATTAAAAAACTTATCTATATGTAAATCGTATAGTTACTTGTATTCAGGAATGAATACCGAGGTACTAAACTATAGTCTTGACATAGAACAATTATATGTTACATCAAGAATTCCATTAGATGGAGTATATCATTCAGAAGGTAGACAACAATACACCAGTTCAAACCCAACTAAAGCTACCAAGTACTTAGAAGATACTGATTACAATCCAATGACTGACTATATTGATTTAGTTCAATATGTAGACAAACCATTAGGTGTTGAAGAGCAACAAAAAAACGAAAACGATAATAGTGATACGTTATATGCTCAAAGGCTTGGAGCTATAGCAATGAGAAGTGCTGATGCGATTAACTTTAACATTGAAATAAAAGGAGATCCATTTTGGCAAGGTAATACATTTAGAGCTCATGTACAAGGAACAGATAAATCACCATTGCCGTCAACAGATTCTCTAATGATAACATTATTAAATTATAATCCCAATCCAGACGATTTATTAGAAAAACAAGTTAGAGGCCCAGTTGATTTAGTTTCAACTGGAGTATACAAGATAACTAGTATAGAAAGTAGATTTCAAAGTGGAAGGTTTACTCAAAATCTAATAGGATTTAAGGATCCACTAACTAATCCTGGATTAGTATTGAATCAATTAATACAAATAACAGATGGTAGTGCACCTGCACCAACAAGTGAAAACAAATATGTAGGCACACCAATGAAAGAAAAAGCAGTAAACAGCACATTCTTTGATGGAGGAACATAATATGAGTTATAAACATGATGGAGTTAAAGTTAGTAATGATGTAAAAGCAAATACTGCTCTTAACATTAATAATTTAAGTGGACTATACATAGGTGAAGTTACAGAAAACAGTGACTCGTTATATACTGGCAGGATTAAAGTTAGAATATCAGATTTTGGTTCCAAAGACACAGATAGAATTTGTTTACTATCAATACCCATGGGTGGGCATACACAAATTAAAGATAGTGGCGATGACGCAACCAAAGAAGCACAAGCTCCTGTAAGTTATGGATTTTGGCCACAGCCACCAGAAGTAGGAACAAATGTACTAGTTGCATATACAAGTAGTTTAGAACAAGGTATTGTAGTAGGAAGCCTTATAGCCAAAGATAGAAACTCTATGATGGGTGGAAATGCTAGTGGACAAATTTATGCTAACGGAGAAAAGAGTTTAGGTCCAGCAGTTGAAAAAAACCCATATGATCAAAATGATGCAGATACTAAACCAATGAATGAATGGTTTCAGGCAGTATTAAACGAACAAGGATTAAGTTTAGATTATACAAGAGGACATAGTCAGAGTAGTGCTAGAAGAGAAAGTCCAAGTAAAGTGTTTGGTATAACAACACGTGGTGGACATACTTTTACAATGGACGATGGAGACGAAAAAGGTAATAGTAAAAATATTAGATTAAGAACACATGGTGGTGCTCAAGTATTACTTGAAGACACTAAAGGTTTTATTTTTGTTACAACACAGAATGGCGATGCTTGGATTGAAATGGATCAACAAGGTAGAGTTGATGTTTATAGCAAGGGTGGAGTAAGTGTTCACACAGAAGGCGACTATAACGTTCATGCTAAAGGCAGTATTAATATGCAGGCAGAAATGGGTGTTAATATAAAAAGCACAGGTGGTGATGGTTTAAAATTAGAAACAAGTGTTGGAAGTATTGATATCTATAGTGCAGTTGATTTAAATATACAAAGTGACGTAAATTATAATTTAACTGTAGCAGGTAACCAAATTATTAAAGGTGCAAGAATAGATATGAATGGACCAGAACCTACACCAGCTACAAAAACAACAATACAAAATCAAACTCAAAACCAAAATGTTAAAGTTAGTGTTGCAAGTAGAGTTCCAGAGAAGCATCCATGGTTGGGTGTTGATAACCAAGAAACATTTGTTACAGGTAAAGGAAATACAGCATAATGCCTACTTTTAATTTTGGAAACGTTGTTAATGATAAAACTTTAATTGACTTTAGTTTATTTTCTATAATAGATACAAGCACGGCTAGAGATGAAGTATTTGTAAAAGACTTAGAAGCAAGTGATAATGTTATGAACTATATTATTAGAACTATGGGTTGGAGTGGATATCAAAAAACTGTTGATGGCATAACAAAAATAGGTTATAAAAGTACAACAGTAGATGACATAGAAGGTAATGGAGTAACTGAAGATTCAGCATATACTGCTTGGATAGAACTTTTTAAAGATAGAGAAAGAAGATTTAAAAAACTCTTACCAATTGATACGTTATCTCAAAGCCAATACGATGGGTTATTAAGTTTATATTGGTTTACTAATGATATTACATCAGTTGGTACTGAAGATAGAAAATTTCGTATATACGAATTTATTGAAGAAAAGAAATGGGATTATGTTGCTACTGCATTAATTTTAGGTGGATCTCAAAGAACACAAAGACAAGCTGAATCAAAAATAATTATCTTAGCAGACTATGGACAATATAAAAATAGATCTTTAATTAAAGAACAAGGTATTCAACAGCTGGTAAAAGAGTATAGTACATTTCAAT